TGGCCGTCTACCATTTCCCTCGGTGGTCTCGCACCAGGATCATCATCCTGCACGAGATGTCCCACATGCTGAACTGCTACGGCACGAGTGGAGCCCATGGCTGGGAGTTCGCCAGCATCTACCTGTCCCTGGTCTATCACTTCCTGGGATCAGAGATTGGAGACGCACTCAAGGCATCGTTCCGGGAACACGGGGTGCGATTCCGGCCCAAGCGGACCCGCATCATGTCAGAGGAGCAGAAGGCGGCATTGTGCGAACGGCTGGCTCTGGCCCGCCAAGCCAGGGCTGCAAAAACAGGTGTTGACATTGCTCCATCATTCAACTAACTTTGTTCCAGTTGCAGTCCAACCCAAACCAGAGAGGCACCGCATGATCAAGTTCCAGAACATCGACATCAGCGGCAATCAGGCAAAAGCTCTTGGCAAACTTCTCACAGCGAAGCCCATGAGCCACATCCGCATCATGCAGGATGAAGCCTACGGAGCCGAATCCACCATCATGGTTCAATCCTACAACCCGGTCGCCAAGAGCATCAGCACCATCGCGGAAATCGCTAAGGATGGTGAGGTCCGGCGCTTCGATTACAATTCAAATTCCTGAGCTTGGACAAGCCCACGTCTCTGGACGCGGGCTTGAACGTGCGCCAGGAGTCAATGCAGTCCAACCCAGAGAGGAACCACATGAGAACCATCAGCCGCTTCCGTGACTACAAGCTACCCGAGGTGCGGGTAGTGCATCAGTTCTTCCCGGAGTGTGATGACTTTATCTCCATGAGTGACTTTCACAAGCGCAAGTCCACGCTCCCGATTCAAGAGGGAGATGTGGTGCAAGTTCCCCGCTGGTCACGCAAAGAGGGGCGAGATGTCCCGACCGAAGCTCTGATCATTGGCATCTGGCTCAACCGCCGCCTCACCGCTGATGACTACATACTCAAGTTCCGAATCGTGATGAAGACGGCCAAGGGTGAATGGGCCAAGTCCTGGACCTACGCCTATCCCGGACCGATCCAGCGGGCTCTGGCTCAGGTCTACCCGATGAATCCCGGCAATGCGTACATACTCAAGACGTACCCGGACATCAAACCCCAATTCTCGGCCTAGTCATGATCGACATCATCAGGAACATCGACTTCTTCACCATGAGTAAGAAGTTTCCCCCCAAGGGAGACAAGGAGTCGCCCTGCATGATCTGTGGCCGTGCCGCCAAGATGGACACGGCCTACATGATGCGCGTGTTCTGTTGTGTGCCGGGGCATCCAGAGCATGAAGTAGCTGTGACGGATGCTGAGGCTGAAGAACTCCATCGCCTCGGGCAAGGCAATGGTGATCTGGGTGGACAACTCATTGGGGCCAACTGCCTCAAGAAGCACCCAGAACTCAAGCCCTATGTAACCAAACCCTAATTGGAAAGCGAGGAACAGTATGGACTTCCAATCTGCAATCACTCGACTTGGGAACCGAGAGTCCCGCAAGATTCAGAACAACACGTATCTGGAAAAGCTGGATGACTCCAGAATCGGATTGCGGCTCCATTCCACTCACGTCCTGGTATTCCACTCCGATGGCTGGGTGGAACTGAACTCGGGTGGATATCACACCGTGACCACCAAATCCCGACTGAACTGCTACCTGCCCAACGGGCTCTGCATCATGCAGAAGAAGGGTGTATGGACCCTCGGAAGAGTCGGACACTGGCAAGACCCGCCCCTGTGTGGCTTCAAGGACCACATGAAAGTGCGGACTATCCACGATGAAGTCACAGTAGAAGGTGGAGACCCAGTTCCAGAACCCAAGGCCGGGATGAAGCTCCGCAAGCGGGCCAAGAAGTACGCACACGACTTCATCGAAGCACTGGTGGCTGGCAAGGTCGGCGCTCCCGATCTTGGTGATTGCATCTACTGCTCCATGCGGGAAGTGGAAACCAAGCGGCCACTTGGTGAGTGCACCCAAGATCAATCACACCTCCTTGGGCACATGGATGAGTCATACTTTGTCCCGTCCCTACTGGCACGGGCAGTGGAGGTATTCCCAATCAGCCAAGTCGCCAAGGAACTCCTCCATGGCCGATGGACTGGACAAGTTGTAGAGCCATACGTGGTGGGCATTGGGTTTGCCCAACTGGAAAAGGCACTGTACCGATACGTCCTGCGCCAACTCGGGCAGGCCAGCTAGGAGAAAGTCGTGTTGGAGATCACACAAGGATGGGCGGCGATTCGCCGCCTTGACAACCAAGGTGGTGAGTATGTGGACATGGAAACCTACAGCAGTGTCCACTTGCTGGCCGCAACAAAGATTGCAGAGAAGGATGAACGCAATCCGGACGTGGCCCGCAATCACCCCGTTGTTCGGCTCGCCCACGTGCAGGTCGTGGAAATTCCAGACTAGGAGAATGCCGTGCTGAACTACAGATACGATTCACACAGCCTCACGATCCATGCGGATGAGGCTGGTAAGGAATGGATCAAGACCCGCCGCGAGGTGGGTCTGTCAGATGTGGAAGTGGAGTCGGCTCTTTTCCAGGAACTGGGGCTCACCGAGATCAATGATGTGGATCGGTGCAAGCTAGGGGCTCTGACTTCAGCATCAATAGTGGCCCTGGAACCTGACTGGGAAGAAATTTGGGACCGGGAAGCTAAGTCAGACACAAGCTCCATCCACGTGTTCTGGGATTCCAACTATGCGGTTCAGTCCATGGTGGACAACCTACTGGAACACGGTGAAGCAACGCTACAGGCTGGTTGAAAATAGGTGTTGACATTGCGCCATCATTCAACTAACTTGATTGGCGTAGGCGGGCAGCACCCGCCGAAAAGTAAGCGGGGTAGCCCCCGCCGAAAAGTGAGGGAAGGTGCAGGCGGGAGTATCCTCACCAGTGGCCCTTTGATCGGGGCCACTGCCTCCCACGACCAAAAGTTCCACAGGAGAAGATGGGGCACTTGTAGTGTGGAGAGCCGGTTGACCGGCATGTGGGAGAATCAAACCCTCCCCTCTCCAGTAGGCCGCGAGGCCGTGAAGTGTTGTGGGTGAGCACGCTGCTGTGACGTTCCGACAAGAGAGGGCACCGGTCGCCCGATTTGCTACCGGGCAGGACAGTTCGCCTAATCCACTCGGCCAGGAATTGCAAACCTGTGACCACAGCTAGAGGAGCCGGTCCGAATCCGACCACGGCCAGCCCATCTTGAAGCAAACGAGGCGTCTGTGCACGCCTACTGATGTGGAACTTTTAACCCGAGGCATACAGTGGCAGACTTGATGATGGCTCACGGTTCAGACGCAATGCAGAAGGCCAAGGAAGCTCTCGTGGCGGCTCTGTCTGATCTGGAAGAACTCCGTAGTGAGTACGAGTCCAAGCGGGACAATCTCCCCGAGAACTTGAGCGATTCCCCCTACTACCAAAAGTGTGATGCCGTGGCTGATCTCGACATCGAATCGAGCAAGGACACCGCTGAAGGTCTGGAACTGGACATCATCCCCCACCGGCCCGAGTCATCGTTCCTCTCATTCCTCGACATCCCATCCAAGCCCCGGAAGAAGGTGCCGTCCATGCCGTCGCGCTGGGCAGACGCGGCAGGCCATGCCACCGAATCACTGGAGTTCCTGAAGACGGAAGTCCAGCACAGGCTGGACGCACTCCGCGAGATGGAAGTGGACGCGGACGATGAAACTCTGGAGGGGGATGAGAAGCCAGACCTCTCCCTCGAAGAGATCAACAAGCAAGTGGATAAGGTGGAGGAGTTGGTGCAGGAACTGGAACAACTCGAATCGGAAATCTCAGAATTCGAGGGAGCCGAATTGCCTCTTGGCTTTGGGAGGGACTAGCCATGGCGCGTGAGCCACTGACACTGATCGAATGCGGATGCTGCGGCGCATATCACCGGGTGGAATACAGAGGTGATTGCCGCAACGATGCAGAACGCTTTGATGAAATACTCCCAGGCGATACTGAGATGTTTGAGGATGGGAGCTACGTCGTTGAACCTGTGCGACCGGCCAGACGGAATCTGGAAACTGGCAGTCCTCTCTAGGAGCGAGACGCCATGAAGCGCAATGAAGCTGAACGCGAAGAGGCACGGCAACGCCTGCTGCAATGGCTCAAGCCGGGTGACACCGTGTACACGATTCTCAACCACGTGAGCCGGTCCGGCATGAGTCGGGACATCAGTGTCGTGTTGTTGGAGGCCGACAAAGACGGCAATATCTCTCACCTCCATCCCAACGACGCTGTGAGCAAGGTCTTGGGTGTCCGTCGTGCCAAGCACGGTGATGGTGTGGTGATGGGCGGGTGTGGAATGGACATGGGATTCCATCTGGTCTACTCCCTCTCCCGCTCCCTCTGGCCGGATGGATTTGAGTGTGCCGGTGAGGGAAAGTGCAGAGCCAACGATCACACCAATGGGGACCGGAACTATCAACCCCATCACCACAACGATGGAGGCTACGCGCTGAAGCACCAGTGGCTCTCGTAGCCCACAAGCCGCGCCGGAATTGCTCCCGGCTAGTGTGGACGGCCCCACATGATTGAAGCTCGATAGCTCGGGCAAAAACAGGGTCTGGTTGTACCGCAACAACTGTGCTGTAGAGGAAGCACCACGGAGTACCTAAAGCGAGAAGTGGAAACACGGCTCTGCGGGCTCTGGGAAACTGGGCAACGTCGGAGGGGGAGTGGTTGCCCCCATTGAAACACGACCCGGACCTGAAGTGATGCGTGGTGGGGATACCTGACGATCATGACCAGGACACGAACCACCACTCATTTCCACATAACCAAAACTGAGGCAACATCATGCAAGCAGATTTCACCATCATCGGCTCTGGCCCCATGACCACCGTGTATCTGATTCAATCCAACACGGACAAGGCCAAGAAGTGGCTGGATGAAAACGTGCAGGCAGAAGACTACCAGTGGGTGGGACCCAACCTGGGTGTGGAACACCGCTACATCGGTCCCATCATGGAAGGCATGATCGACGCTGGGCTCACCGTGGAGCAGTCATGAGTGCCCCCGTCAACAAGAAAACCGAGCTAGGCCACACGGCTCTTGGCAAGATCGTGTATCGCGCTGACTTCCTTGATCCCCGCATGAACTCATGGAAAGGCTGGACCAAGGAAGATCACGCCCAAGCGGCGGCGCTTCACCTAGCCGAGGAGCAGAAGCTGGCTCTCCGTCGCGGTTCACTCACCTACGGCTCCAAGACGTGTGACCGCAAGATGTTCCATCGGCGCTGTGCCATGTATCACCACGCCCAAGCCATGGCTTTGGCTAATGCCGGGACGGCGGCAGCAAAGAAGTACCGTCTGGAAATTGTGACTCTGAACCGCACCATTCTAGTAGTCGGCAACCCATATGAGGAGCGGTCGTGATCATCATCAACCATCGCCACTGGATCAAAGCTCTCGTGGATGGTGAGACTGGAACCATCGCGGCATGGCGCAAGGCTGAGCAAGAACTACTCCGCGCCGCGACGGCCAATCTCCACTCAGTGGAGCGATACACGATCTTGGCCACCAAGGAAGGGGCTCGACCAGCAGACAAGAGACGGCATCGAAAGTGGGCCAAGGAGGCAGAGCAACATGCACTCGACTGCTTCTATGTCGCTGGGGTGTATCGCTCCACCTGGGAACAGGTCAGCTTCTGGTTCAAACGCTACGATCCCGAATACGATGCACGGCCACCTTGGCGCTGTAGCGGGTGCCGGAAACGGCAATGGGTGCGTGGCATGTGCCCCCGTTGTGTCACTGAAAGCAAGCATCTGGAAAACAAGGAACACACCTCTCTCTAGGAAAGGGATTCAATGCAGCCCGATCTCCACATTGGACAACCGCTGATCGACTTCTTCCACAGCGGCATGAAGTTCCGGGTCTGGTTCAGCACCCGGCGCATCGTGATATTGCCTCGCTTCAGTTTCCAGTGGGGCCGGAAGCAGGGATGGAAAGATTCCATCCTGCGGGTGCATTGGACCCGCGTTCTCATCTTCTTCTCGTGGCGGCGCTTCTGGTCTCGTGACCCGATGGACTACACGAAGAAGTTTTGCAAACCCAAACCACAGAAAGACCACCATGACAACGAGCCCGTACAGGGAGAGCAAGAAGTTGATGGAGATGCACATCTCGCGGTCTCTAACGCTACCGATGTGGATGTGGGAGGCGTTGGACCATCTGGGAGAAACGGCCAAGGCTAAGCAGCAACACGGCACTGGCCGGTCGGCGGCGGCGGTTGAAATCCTGGAGCCGAAGCTGAAAGCTCTTGGCTACCATCCACCCAAGCGGTAAGACGCTCATGCGAATTGATGAAGCCAAAGCACTCCGAAAAGGTGATCGGATCATGTTCCGCCACTGGGGTTGGGAACAACGCGGAACAGTAATTGAAGTGTTTCAGATCATCCCAGATGATCGTGAAGATACGGAAGTGGTACGCATCCTATACCGCATCCACACTTCAGACCAAGTGGAAGTGCTCAGACTTCGACCAGGAGCAAAACCACTCAACAACAAGCATGAACACAACCTTGATGAACTCCAACTCGGGTGGAGTTGACTCTTTTTGAAAGGAGGTGCAAAGTCCTCAAGCCGGGGGGCCGGTGATAGACAAATAGTACATGAGAGTGTTCAATGAATTCTGAATTGACAGGGACTGCTGTCCCCGCCGCGAGCACTCTCAAGCCGCGTCTATCGTCCCCCCGATACAGCGGTCCCTGTCACCCCTAAGACCCCGAGCACCCTAACCGGTGTGTCGGGGTTTTCTGTTTCCGGAGCTTTATGGAAGACAAGTTTCTGAAAGTGGACCGAAGCCTGATCATTACCTACGGCCCCTCCACCGGACTGGTTCTCTGTGAACTAATGAATCAGGAACGACTCCATACAGACAACGAGGGCTGGTTCTTCATGCCCTACCACAAGATCAGGGAAGCTCTTGGCTTTGGTCACACCACAGTACAACAAAGTATCAATACACTACGCAATGCCGGTCTACTCAAGACCAGGATGGAGCGGAGACAGAACAACCGCATCTGGTTCAAGCTCAGCCACAACGTGGTTAGCTTTCCAAGCTCTAAGTCAACCGGAATCCGGCTTTCGGTCAACCGGAATCCGGCTTTCGGTCAACCGGAATCCGGCACACAGAGTACAGAAGACAATATAGAAGAACTAGATAAGGTCCGTAATTCCATAAATGGAATTAGCACGGACTTTCAGTCCGGAGACCTGCCATTTCAAGACGAGGCTGTGCTTGGCTCCGAACAGCATCTGCCCATGGCTGTAGGAGCTAGTACAAGAACTCCCTATGAACAGCCAAAGCCAACTACGGCTCCGCTCCCCCACCCAGAGGGGAGAAGTAGAACTCCATATGAATCCCCAACTACTACTCCGACCCCAGCAGTGAGGAGGAGAGCCGCCGCGCCGCCGCCCGATGAAGCGGACCCCTATGCCTCACTCAGCAAGCCCAGCCGCACCAAGGTTAGGAAACCGCTGGAGCCGGTCGTGATGACTGGAAATTTCGAGACCGTGTTAAAGTTGTGGAACGAACATGGGGTGAAGCACGCATTGACGAGCCGAGCCGTGCACGAGGGAAAGAAGATGTTTGAACAAGCCATAAGGGGAACCTTGTTCACGGGCAAGACTGGAGTTCCAGAAGAGGCCAAGCGTGCATTCACTGTGGCCGAGATCACCACAGCCATTGTGAGATTCGGCACCAAGCGCAACAGTGCCGATCACTACCCGATGAAAAAGGACTACATCAAGAAAGTCAGCATCGCTTCCTTCTTCTACGAACCCAGGTCCACGGCTCAATGCAAATCTATGTTCTGGGAATGCCTTGCCCAGGAACCGAAGCGGATTGCGTCTGTGGATGGGGTTCCAGTTCCGGAACAGGGGGCACATCCGGACGTGTCTGACCCCAAGATCAACAAGGCCGTGCTGGAAAGTCTTCAAAGCGTTGCGCCTCCCGGCACCATGATCACGCCCCGCGATGCGCGGTACTGTCTCATCGAAATGGATAAGTGGTACCGCGACTACCACAAGAACATTTGGATGCGGGACGCGGACCGCACGAAGCGGTTCTGGCAACTCATGACGCGGATGCTCGACTTCCTGCGTGAGCGTGATCCGGGACGGAAACCGTGGAAGCCAACAGGGAGTCTATTCAAGCAGAACTTCTTCAAAGACGAGTTCTACACCTATCTGCGGCAGTTCAACGAAGCCAATAAGCAGTGCCATTGGAGTGATCTGAGATGAGTGAAGCCGGACCGACAGCGCGTGCACCAATCGAGCAAGTGGAACAGGTGATAGGGCGCGCACCAATCGAGCAAGTGGAACGCACGATACGCACGGCACGATTGCGTGCTCCCAATATTGAGTTTCCACAACGCATCATGACGGGTCTGATCGTTGATGATCACTTTGCCCGCACCGTGCTCCCACTTCTGAAGCGGCATCATCTGCAAATAGCGCATGGTGACACCATCATCCGCTGGGTCCGTGAGTATGTGGAAAAGTACGACATGGCCCCGAAGCAGCAGATACAGGAAATTTTCAAGCTGAATAGCAAGAAGCTGTCACCTGAGGACGCGGACTCCATCAAGCAATTCCTGTCCTGGCTCTCGACTCAATTTGAAAAGGAGAAGACGGCCAACTGGAAATTCTACCTGGATCAGGTCCTGGACTTTATCCATCTCAAGGACCTGGAAGAGCTACAGAGGCAATTGGTTCTGGCCCAACAACTCGGAGATGTAGTCCAGGCCGACAAGCTCATCCAAGAATTCCGAATGCTGCGGAAGGATAGGAAGCGTTCCACTCATACTTCCTTCTTTGACCCGAAGCGAAACAAGGATGCACTCAACCCCAACACTGCTTCCTTCTTCCAACCCGGTGGGGCTCTTGGTTTGTTGCTCGGAATGCTCCAGCCTGAGTGGTTGGTGGCTGTTATGGGCGCGTTCAAGCGGGGCAAGTCCAACGCACTCATCCATCTTGCCTGTGAAGCTGTGATGCAAGGACTGCGTGTGCTCTACATCAGTCTGGAAATGAACGAGGATGAGGTGCGACGAAGAGTGATAGCTTGGTTCACAAAGCGCCCCTGGACCGAGAAGCCGTATATCTACTCTGTCTTTGACTGCCGCTCCAATCAGGACCTGTCCTGCAAGCTACCGATGCGAACCAATGTCTTCTATGCCTCTGGTGATCCTGATCGGCCACCCGACCGGAACGACTTTGATCCCAACAACAAATATCGCGCCTGTACCGCGTGCCGGAATCATACCGATTCCGCCATACGACGGAACTACAAACCCGCAACGTGGTTCAAACAGGAACAGAACAATGAAACCATCATGGACGTGGGTGTGGACTACGTGCAGTCCCTGGTGGATGGAGCCGTGGTGCACGGAGCCGACTCGTTGCAGATCATGCCCTACGTCATGAACTCAGTGTCGGCTGAGGATGTGATGCAAGATATTGTGGACCTGACCCGTGAACAGGGCTCTGCACCTAACATCATCATCATCGACTATGCTGATCTGCTCAGACCTCCCGCTGATGTGCGGGGCAAGGACAATCGGCACGGCCTTGATGCTATCTGGAAAGGGTTGAAGGCCATGGCGCAAGAGCTTCACGTTCTCGTGCTCACGGCCACACAAACCAATCGGCTCGCCCTGAATGTGCGGAACACTGGTGAGTCACACGTGGCAGAAGATATCCGCAAACTGGCCCATGTGAACATGTTCTTCACCGTGCATCAAACTGTGGACGGGCCAGATTCAGATCGAGACATGCTGCGTGTTCGCTTCCGCAAGCTGCTTGACCGGAACGCTTCTGTGACTTCTGATGAGGTCATAGCCACTCAGTCTCCATCGACGGGTCAGTTCATTCTGGACTCGGTTATTGTGTCAGCCGAAAGCAATCCAAATCTCAATCGAGCCACCCGTTCCAGACCGAATGGAACAAGTTCTGGAAATCGTGCTACAGTTTCCAGTGAGTCCGATGCATCAAGTGGAACGCGGACTACCCGAAGGCCCCGTGGCGACAGCACACTAACACTGGGAGATCGGTGATGGAAACAAAGTTCATTGGGTTTTGGTTGTTTGAATTTAGTTACGGCCATAGAGAGGTCGTACCACCCAAAGAACCCGATACCAGTCATGGGAACCTCCACGGTCACACTGCAACGGTTTCAATGATGGTCACGGCTGTGAGTGAAGCGGCCAAGGCCATGAACAAACCGGAAGAGTACAAGGCAGTGAAAGTCCTCGTGCAGAATTGGGTGAAGGCGAATTGGCACATGAGGATGTTGATGTGGAATCAGGACCCCGTGTTGAAGCGCCTAGATGCTGTGCCGGGAATAGTCTCGGTGCCATTCAACCCTTCCTGGAACGAGATGGCACGAGTGCTTCACACTCAGGCCAACAAGCTCCTGGAACAGGTCGGATTCGTGGCCACGGAATTGCGACTAGCCCATGGAAGTGAAGGTGGGGCAGTCAGTACCTTATCCAAACAGGAGAAGCAGCAATGAGTAATCCCAACATTGGGAAAACATTGGCTCGGCTCCAGAAGGCGGGATTCTTGTCCCAAGAGCAAGTCGATGCTGTAGTGAAAGCGGACGATGCGGCGCGTGATGCTGCATACGTCAAGGCAGTGGATTCCATCAAGACTCCGGATCAACCGGACGCGACGGACACCGCTGCTGTGGATCGTGTCAATGTCTACAACGACGCTGTGGACCTTGCCGACACCATTGAAAAGGAGTTGAAGAAAGCAGCCAAGAAGCCCGCTGCGGGAACTGCACCGGCTGCGGCTAAGCCAGCAGAATCCAAACCAGAGCCGAAGAAAGAAGAGCCTCCAGTGGCAAAGAAAAATCCGGCTGCGGCGAAGCCAGCCGCAAAGAAACCGGCCAAGAAAAAACCAGTGGCCAAGCCTGCTCCGAAAAAAGCAGCCAAGGCCCCGGCGAAGAAAGCGGTCAACAAGGAAGATGGTCGGCGTGGTTCCGACAAGCAACCCGGTGTCGTGCGTACCATTGCCGAGATCGTGGTCAAGAAAGGACCGATCACCCGCGAGGGTGTGGTGAAGGAACTGAAGCGCGTATTCCCAGATCGGAAGCTCGACGCTCTGGCGAAGACGGTCAAGTCCCATCTGCCGTACCAACTCGTGGCCCGTCACAAGTTTGCGGTCACGGAGAAGGACGGCAAGTTCTCGGCCAAGAAGGTGCCCGATTCGTTCAAGACGAGTGGGGCCGAACCGAAGAAGAAAAAAGCAGCGTAGTTGGTGGTGTATCCTCCGCACTCGCCGCTCCGGGATGGAATTCCTGGAGCGGCGTTTTCATCTCTAGCCGTGGCCGGACATGAGTGAAGCTAAGACCCGTCGCATCGTCGCACCACGAGAGTCTGTGGACATCGTTACAGTGTCCATGCCCAAGACACAGATCATGTCGATTCTGAAGACCCTGGCTCCAGCGATATCCACTGATGACTTCTCAGAGTCTGGACCACGCATCTGCTTCTATGACAATCATGTGATTTCCAGTTCCAGTACCCTGATGATCCGGATTCCACTGGAGATGAAAGTGGAACCAGGGCTTGTGCACTTTGCTGATCTTCGCACAGCCATAGATCACGCCAGTGGAGACACGATCAGTCTATCCATCACCAAGGATTCCCCACCTAAGCTGATCATGCGTGCTGACAGCACTGACGAGAAGAAGAGGTCCAGTGCACTGAATGTGGAACTTCCCTATCTCTACCTGAACGATGCGCTACGTTTCCGTTCCGTTTTGGAAACTGCGGAGATCACAGCCAACGAAGAAGACACATTCATTCCACTGCCAGATGATTTTCAGCGTGGACTGGAACTATGCCTCATGTCTTCCACCAAGGAAGATGTAGGCAAGGCGTATGTCAACTTACTCAACGTCAAGGATGATCTGATCCAATCCACGGATAAGCGGCGAGCGAGTCAGTACCGACTCAATTCTCCCCTGGAAGAATCGTTCCAGTTGCACATCACTGTGGCTGAAAAGCTGGTCAAGCTCCCCAAGCTAAGTGGTTACAAGATCACGGGGGGCTATTGGGTGCAGTTCATCACGGCTGAACCAATCAAGGATGTGGGCCGACCCATATACGCGGCGCGGCTCCGAACCGATGTGCCGTATCCAGACTTCACCAGCATCCTGAACCCAGCACATACCACCAAGATTGTGTTGCCAGTAGACAAGCTGAAGGAACCACTGGAGTTGATGGCCAACTTCACCAAGGGCCAACTCTCCTATGAGTGGCACACGAACACGATTCGCATCCGCAACAAGTCAATGGAACTACGGAGCGGGACTGGAAATCGTCTCATCAATTTCAAGATTCAATCCGATGAGATTGTGACCGAAGACAAATTCAAGATCAGTCTGCTCCCAGAATTCCTATTGGCGGCTCTGGACGGAGCAGATACGATGCTGATCCCGAACGGAGACAGTGTTCGGCACGTCCTGTTGTGCAGTGACAAGTTCATTCAAGCCATCATGACTGGCGTCATTCCCAAGGAAGAGCAAGCCAGTGAGTGAATCGGAAACTTTTCAATTCTTCGATAGCTACGATCTCACGCTCCCACGCACAGTAGCTCCTACGCGAGCACCACGTGTGGGCACGTGTGAGGATTGTGGGCTGTACAAGAATTGCCAATCTCCCAAGATGACTCATCATGGGATTGGGACCACTCGTGTCCTGATCCTGGGGGAACAACCGGCAGGGGAAGAAGACAAGGCCAATTTCCAGTTCAGAGGAAACGCGGGCCGATTGCTGCGGGATGAGTTGAGCAATCTGAACATGCACCTGGACAATGACTTCTTCCTCCTCAACTCTGTGAACTGCCACAATCCGAGCAAAGCCAAGCCCACTGATTTCCAAGTCCGCGCCTGCCGTAGCTTCCGCGTCCTGCCCACCATTCAAGAACTAGCACCGACCCACATATGGTTGATGGGGAACTATCCACTCAGTTCTCAGTTCAGCGGTCGTGTCGATGGAGCCATAAGCAAGATGCGGGGGCGCATGATCCCTGACTACACAGTTGGGGCATGGATACACCCGATGTACCATCCATCCGCCATATTGAGGTCCACTCAGTGGGGTGAGAAGCCAGATGAGATGATGCTGGCCATGTTCCGGCTCGACCTGAAGCGAGCCGTCCGGTCCATGTACATCCCAGCACCTACCCCGCTGGGTGATCTCGCCGCCAAGGTTGTGCAGCTAACCAAGTTTGAGGACTGCAAGGCAGAGCTTGAAGCACTGCTACGCATGCCGTCTGGAACTGTAGTCTCAATCGACTATGAGTGCACCAGTCTCAAACCTGATTGGCCGAACCAACGCATTATCTCGGTTCAGTTCTGTTACTCGAAAGACCGGGCAGTGGCGATGCCGCTCCAGCACAAGAACTGGTTCACACGCGAGCAGCAGGCCGTGCTTGTGAAGCTGTGGGTTCAGTTCCTGGAGCGGGAAGACTTGCTGAAGGTTGGGCATAACATCAAGTTTGAGAACAACTGGTCCAAGAAGGTGATCGGAGCCACCATCAAGGGGTGGAAATGGGACACGATGCTCAACTCCCATCTCCTCGACAATACTCAAGGCACCAAGGCTCTCGACTTCCAAGCCTTTGTGCAATTCGGGATTGAAGACTGGAGCAAGGTCACTGCAAAGTACATGAATGTTCCAGATGGTAAGTGGCACAACAGACTTGAGGAGTGCCCATTTGCTGATCTGCTTCTCTATGGTGGGCTCGACGCACTAATTGGATTCATGCTGTACGAGAAGCAGCAAGCCGCCATGGCTCGCATTGCTCACATGGATCAGGCACGCCAGCTATTCCATGACGGGATATTGGTTCTCTCCGAAATGGAACAGCGTGGATTCCCCATCAGTGTGGATCACTTCAAACGTACCCAGGCTGAGTGGGTTGATAAGGCCAAGAAGCAGGAAGCCCTAATTCTCAACACACAAGAAGCGAAGCTGTTCAAGAAAGCAACCTCACACGACTTCCGCCCCGGCAACAATAACGATGTGGTGAAGCTACTCTTCGATGTGCTTGGAGAGACGCCAGTCAAGGCCACCAAGACTGGCAACTATGCTGTTGATGAGTCCGTGCTGGAAAAGATTGGCATTCCCATCACCAAGCAAATACTGGAACTGCGGCACATCAATAAGGTCAGTGGAACCTACCTAGACTCCTTCCTCCGTCTCCAGGTCAATGGACGGGTATATCCAAATTCCAATCTGCATACAGTCACCACGTTCCGCTCGTCCATGGACGATCCGAACATGCAGAACATTCCACGTCGTAGGGAAGACGCGATGATGGCAATCCGCTCTGGTCTAATTCCAGACGCGGGATGCCTGCTGTTTGAATCTGACTTCAAGTCAGCCGAGGTAACGAATGCGGGGCAATTGACTCTCGACCCTGTGTTGTTGGATTACCTCCGTGACCTCACTACAGACATGCACAGGGACGAAGCAATAGGCATGTTCAGGTTGGAGGATGTGCGGGAACTGATGACTGAAAAGGAAATGAAGAAGTTGCGGGACGTGGTGAAGAACAACTGGACCTTCCCGCTCTTCTATGGTTCCACACACAAGGCGGCTGGCCCGAACATGTGGGCACTAATCCAGGACCTAACAGTGTGTGGTAAGCCAGTCACGAATCACATGGGATGTGGAACTCTGGAAGAGTTCGTAGTCCATGCTGAATACCGTGAAGAGGTTTTCTGGAACAAGTTTAATGGGGTCCGGACGTGGCAAAAGAATCTGGTGGGGCAGTACAAGGAGGTTGGCTACATTGAAACCCCACTCGGGTTCCGATTCTCGGGTGAGATGGAGCCGACCAACATCTACAACTATCCAATTCAGGGCACGACGTTCCACTTGTTGCTATGGACTCTGTGTCGCATGAACGAGGAACGCAAGCGTAGGGGCTGGAAGAGCTATCCGCTGATCCAGATTCACGACTCCATTCTCTGGAACATCTACCCGCCAGAATTGAAAGAGGTGGTGCAAGTCACTGATGAGGTGATCACGAAACGCATGCAGGCCACATTCAAGTCGTGGATGGTGCTCCCGATGGGGGCTGACTATGGCATCTGCAAAGTCAATGAACCCTTGGCGCTGAAGAAGGACCTGAAAGGTCCGGAACTCAAAGAACTACTGGAGGCGGCATGACTCTGTATCATAGCTATCGGCCAATCACACTGGACCAGTTCTACGGGAATGAAGGAACACTACACGCATTGCGTGTCATACTCAGCCGTCCAAAAGAGAAGGATGAGATTCCACATGCGTTTCTACTCACTGGAAAACGTGGCACAGGTAAGACCTCACTGGCGCGGGTCATTGCTGACATGCTTCATTGCACTCCAGCAAACCTAGAGGAGCTTGATCCTGGAATGGATCGTTCATTGGAGCATATCCGGTCAGTGGTTCAGCGGAACACTGAGTACCCCCCCATGTTTGGCAAAGTGCAAGTGGTCATCATTGATGAGGCACACCAACTCCGTGATGATGCACAGAATGCTTTGCTGAAGAGCTTGGAAGAAACACCACCACATCTATATTGGATACTTGCCACAACCAATCCATCGAAGATAATTCCAGCACTCAAGAGTCGGTGCACTATATTTGACATGGAACAACTCCATCCACAGGAGACGGAATCACTCCTCGAAGCCGTGTTGAAGAGCGAGAAGGTCACCGATTTTCCACACGAAGTGATCAAGGCCATCGCACTCAAGTCTGAGGGTAGCCCACGTGATGCGCTCGTGATGCTTGATAAGGTGATCGACATTCCGGGTGATGCTAGTGTTCTGTTGAAGGCACTCGGTGATGTAGTACCTGAAGGAGACTTGCCTGCCGCAATAGACCTAGCTCGCGCCCTGTTCTCCAATGATTGGAATGCAACCAAGACCTGTCTGACCGAGATGTACGCGGCACCGGCTTGGAAGGAAGAGATGGCAACTCAGGCCGTGTTCACTGTGATTGGCTACATGACCAAGGTCCTGCTGACTGAAAAGTCCATGGATAAGGCGCGGCACGCATCCCGTGTCATTCGATTCTTCCGCGACCTGCCGTATGGACCCAACAAGGCGTACCTGACCCAGGCGTGCTTCGCCATACTAGACCCGAAATGACTGGAAATCCTGAGCACCTGATATACTCCGTTTGGAGTGAGCTTTTACACAGGAGAACCAGCCATGCCACGAGCACAAGTACCCATCGCACGCACGCGGAAACGCACACCTATTCCAGACAGTGCTCCAACTGCTGAAGTACCGGCAAGCAAGGAACCACCGATTGGGGCACCACATATACCGGGGCAACCCAAGCCCAGGAAGGACTCTCCCTTTGTGGGAGACAAGGTTCCCAATGGAGAAACAAGTGGAGCACTAGGCATCCCATTCAATCACCTTGAACTGGAATCCGCGTCTGAAGGCCACATCAAGAAAGACCTCCACATCGACTTCTACAATCTGGAGGGGGAGTGGCTGAAGCAAGCCAGCCTCTATGCCTACTATGCCGGTGCATTTGGTGACGCCATATTCCGGCGCGACCGGCTGAAGCAAAAGCTGGAAGTGTATCGAGCCAACCTGGAGCACGAGGTCAGAAGCAATCCAGCCCGACTCGGTGATGTGAAAGTGACTGAGGCGGCGATTGCTGCATTCATCACTGAGAATGAAACGATCCAAATCATCCAACGGGAACTGGATCAGGCCGACCGGGACGTGAACTTGTACAATACGTGCCGCGTTGCCATGGATCAGAAGAAGACCAGTTTGGAATACCTGACCCGCATTATGATGCTGAAGTGGAATGTGGAAAAGATGGGTGAAGCGGAGCGGGCTCGTTACGAAAAGGCAGCGGAGCGGTTGCGTGACAAGATTGAAGCCGACCGGCTCCACGAAGAACATCTGGCCTCACTGAATCCTGAATCAGCACAACCGGAGGGGTCATAATGACCTTGATGTACTTCACCACTTGGAGCGGAGTTCTCACAGGAATTGGATTTGGGTTCCTAGCCCTATGCGTATGGTACATCGCGTTGCGATGGGGCTCATACGCCATTTTCAAATCGTGGGTACAAGTGTTACGCGAAGCGCGTGATGCACGACGAAAAACGAGCAATGAGGAATGAACTATGAGTGAAAACCAAGGCGGGCTGTACGACGATTACGATCAGATGAATGATCGTTACAAGGAAGGGGAACAGCGTGCCCAGACCATGGGCCGTAACAGTACCGTGACCTTGCTCAAGCCACTTCCTGGCCAGATGAGGTTATGGAAACCAAAAGGTTCCAAAGAGGGAGTCAAGCACTACATTGAAATCATCCCCTTCCGGGGCGGGCAGCACATGCCCAAGCCCGGATTGAACTACTATACGGTGCCATACGCTTGCCACTACGATGTCGGTCCACAGAAGCTCACCTATCTGTGTCTGGCCTCGTGGAAGCAAATGGCTGGTCATCCGCCCGGACGCTGCCCCATCTGTGAGGAACGGATGGCAAACCGGGACAGGAATCGTGGCAACAAGGAAGACACGACCTGGAAGAAGCTCATGCCAAAAGACAGGAATCTGTACAACATCCTGTGCTTGGATTCTGATGAAGAGATCAGCCACGGCGTTCAGGTCTGGAATCCATCGTACTACGATTCAGAAGAACATTTGCTCAAGGCAATGAAAGACCCTCGGGACAACACCATCATTCCGTTTGCACACCCTTCAAAGGAGAAGGGGCGCACGGTGTACTTCATGACAATCCTGAAGCAGCCTCCAGGATTTGATCAACCGTTTCCGACCACAGACGATCTCCGTCTACTGGAACGGAAAGAAGGAATCTCCCAGGAGGAACTTGCCCAGGCAATCGCCCTGGATGAGTTGATCATCGTTCCGACATACGATGAGGTCTATGCCGTGTTTCACGGTGACAAGGCTGGTGGTGGAAATGCTGCACCCGGCCCTGCATCAACTCGTCGTGCCGCTATGTCCACATCAGCCACCGCTGACCCACAGTCGGCGGCAATTGGAGAAGCGCCTTTGGCTGGCTCCCTGGCCGGTGGTGATGTTCCGGATAGCTATGTGTGTCCTGATCCAAACGGCACATACGGAGTCACGGCGGCGAAGTTGCCTGCATGCCAGGACTGCAAAATCTTCGAGTCCTGTCTGGCAGCAACCAAGGTCACTGAATCCACAACTGGAACCACAAGTGGTGCTGCTGCACCTGCTCAAGGTGCTGCTGCTTCATCTGGCCGTGCTCCAATGGCGGGTGGTGGTGCCAGTGCTGCTGGACCAGTAACCCGGCGACGGCAAGGGTAGGTCTGTCTCATGCCGATGCAAGGGTGCCAGTGGGAGTCTTGCTGTGATCCGGCTGAAGTGGAAATCTTCATTCCAGTCAGATTTGGCAGGACATCAACGCGAGAACCAGTGGCCCTGTGTACCGTGCATCGGCGTGAGTACAGAGTTGTTGTTGATTCCAGAAGTGCTGACCGATCCGTCCGCATCATCACTCAAGACTGTAAGTACATCCTAACCCTGGACGGGGCTGGGCAGTGCTCACGCGAACCACTTCAGGAGC